CGATAAGCGCCTGTCGGTTCACGAAGCGATTTGCGCCCAACGCTATGAGAACATAGAGAAACGCCTCGGTGACGGCAGCCGACGTATGCGCCACATTGAGTGGTTGCTCTACATCACGATTGCTGCCGTCCTGCTTGGGCCTGGTGTTGCGGCCATGTTCGTTAAGAAGTTGTTAGGCATATGAATTGGTCAGACGCCCTTAAAGCAGTTATACCCATTGTTGTCATGTCATTGGCATGGCTGCTTGGGCAGGTCAATTCATTTTCAGAGCGTCTTACCAAAATTGAAGGGCAGATGCCTGCTTTAATCACCAAGGAGGGCGTACCAACAGATTCGCCTATATCAGCCGAGCGTAGAGCCTTGCAAAAAGAGCAGTTGATGCACCACATCAATGAACTTCAAGTCAAGGTCAGACTGCTTGAAGAGCGTGAAAAGATGGGGAAGAAGTAATGTTTGAACTACTTGGCGGCGGGTTGATGGGGTCCATATTTGGTGGCTTATTCAGGCTTGCCCCTGAGATATTGAAGTTCCTAGACAAGAAGAATGAGCGCCAGCATGAGCTTAGTATGTTCCAACTTCAGACGGATTTGGAAAAGCTGCGCGGTGAGTTTCGTATGGAGGAGAAGTATGTTGATTACTCCATTTCGCAAATGGATACGATTAAAGAGGCATTTAAGGAACAAGCTACCACTGCTAAAGAAGCTGGGTGGCTTGCGTCTTTTATCACTGCTATTACCCGTCCGGGCCTTACTTGGATTGCTTTTGGCGTGTATGTGGCTGTTAAAGCAGCCGGTCTGACGATTGCATTTCAAACCAACGCTAACTGGGCTGAAGTACTGACCAAGAGCTATGACGAAGATGACTTTGCCATGCTCAATATGATGCTTACGTTCTGGTTTGTAGGGCGGTCTATAGAAAAATACAACAAGGCGTAATGGAAACAATTGCCGAATCCCTTGCCAAGGTTTGGTTTCTTGGGGTTGCGGTGGTTGGGATCGCGGCATATGCAGTAACGCTCAAAGTCAGAGTTGATTACCTTGAAAAGAATTACGACAAGCAGATCACGGCTCTTTGGGAGCAGGTTAACAAAATAGTGGATGAAAGGTCTGGCGGTGAATGAAGCCAAAAAGCTTTGCAAGGATGTACTGATCAAACCCTTTGAAGGGCTAGCAAAGCGTCTGCCTGATGGCCGTGTGACGGCTTATCCCGACCCTGGTACGCGTGGACACCCTTGGACAATCGGTTGGGGCGCTACAGGCCCAGACATTAACCCCGGAACCATCTGGACGATGGAGCAGTGCGAAGAGGCGTTAGACCATCATATTGAGTATTTTGTGCAAGGCATTCTGAAGATGTCACCATCATTTGCCAAGGCACTGCCAAGACGACAGGCTGCAGTAACTTCTTGGGTCTACAATTGTGGGCTAGGAAATTACCGCGTTAGCACCTTCAAAAAGCGTGTGGATGCTGGCGACTGGGATGGTGCAGCCGAGGAATGCCAGAAATGGAATAAAGCTGCTGGCAGGGTTTTGCCAGGACTAACCCGTAGGAGGGCAGCAGAAGCTGCATTAATGCGATGAGTTCAGCAACCAAGTCAGATCCTGCCAAGTGGAAACGTATCGTTGCATCTGTGAAAGCCTCGGGTAAAGGCGGTTCACCAGGCCAATGGAGCGCCCGTAAAGCACAGTTGGCGACCCAGAAGTACAAATCCTCTGGCGGGGGTTACAAAGGGCCTAAAAAAGCGGATAATTCGCTCTCAAAGTGGACGAAAGAAGACTGGGGTACAAAGTCTGGTAAGCCGTCTACACAAGGCTCTGAAGCAACTGGCGAGCGTTACTTGCCCAAAGCAGCACGAGAGAAGCTTACCCCTTCTGAATACGCGGCAACAACCCGAGCCAAGCGTGAAGGCATGCGGCAAGGCAAGCAGTTTGTGCCACAGCCCGAATCGATCAAGAAGAAGGTGTGGTAATGGCTTATGCAATGACCTACAACAACCTAGTTACTGACATTCAACAGTACCTAGAGCGCACCGACACAGCTACTGTTGATCGTATTCCAACCTTTATCGGTCTTGCCGAGCAAGTTATTGCAAGTCAGATTAAGTTTTTGGGCAACCTAACCGTCCAAAGCAGTACGATGAATGCAGCTAATCCAGTGATTGATAAGCCTGCACGCTGGCACAAAACAGTGTCTATGAACATCACAGTGGCAGGCAAGCGTTACCCTGTACTGCTACGAAAGTATGAATACCTCCGTGAGTATTGGCCTGATCCCACGCTGACTGGCGTGCCAAAGTTTTATTGTGATTACGATTACACGCACTGGTTTGTGGCTCCAACGCCGACGCTTGCTTACAACTTTGAAGTACTTTACTACGAGCGCGTAGCACCATTAGATTCAACAAATCAAACGAATTGGTTTACGGTCTATGCACCGCAGGCATTGCTTTACGGATCTTTATTACAAGCCATGCCATTTCTCAAAAATGATGAGCGGACACCCATTTGGCAGGCGCAGTATGACGCCATCATACAAACCCTTATGGCTGAAGATAAGCTGCGTATCGCGGATCGCCAGGCCATTGCCGCGGATAGTTAATTATGAGCTATACCAGCCCCTTCCAGGGAGATGTCGTACTCCCGACCGACGTTTCTTATGAATCAATTACGCTAACTGCCAACTTGCAGTTAGTGTGGCCCATCAACGGCAATCTCAGTACCGACACGCCTGCTGCGCGCATCATGGATGTGTCAGCCTCCAGTGCTGGCCTTGAGTTGCGTATGCCTGCTGCCGATCAAGTTTCGGTAGGTCAGGATGCACTCATTAAAAACACGGGTGCTAATACCTTTACTGTTAAGACTTATGACGGCACGGCCACGATCGTAGCAATAGCATCTGGTGAAGCAAAATATATCTACCTAACCAATAACAATACGGAAGCAGGAACATGGTCAAACTTTGAATTTGGCGCCGGTACTTCAAGTGCTGATGCGGCAACGCTTGCTGGTTCAGGTCTTCTGGCTTCAGGGTTAACGCTTAATCAAAGCCATCCCGTTGAATCAGTTATTGCAGCCCAATCATTTGTTGATGGCGATCGTGCCAAGGCCTATGTGTGGACAGGCGGCGCAACAACAGTGACACTGCCCTCTGCAACCAGTGTCGGTAATAACTGGTTCATGCTTATTAAGAATGCAGGAACTGGCACATTAACAGTTGATGGGGCCGGATCGCAAACCATTGACGGCTCATTAACCAAAGCATTCCAGCCTGATGAGTCTGCAATTATTGTTTGTACGGGAACTAATTTTGTGACCGTTGGGTATGGAGTCAGTACGCTCTTTGAATTTGGCGTGCTGACAAAAACCGTAACAACGGGAACCGTAACACTAACAGCAACGGAAGCATCAAACACACTGATGATTATCAATGGAGCCTTAGTTGGCAATGTTGATATTGTCATCCCGCCAGTCGTTAACTTTTATGTTGTAAGCAATCAAACAACCAATGCGTTTACGGTTACGCTTACAACTAATGTTGTGGGTGGTGCTACTGCAACCGTTCCGCAGAATGGCCAAGCCTCATTGTTTTGTGATGGCACCAACGTGCTCAATGCCAATACCACGCAGGCTGGCGGAACATCATTTGGCATTGTTAACGGAACGGCGGCAAGTCCATCGCTTTACTTTAGTTCAGAAACAAGTACAGGTATTTATAGGCCTGGTGCAAACAACTTTGGTATCTCAGTGCTTGACCCAGCAACAGGACTTGGGACGCAACGCCTTAATTTAAGTTCTACAGGACTCACAATCACTGGTACAGGAACCTTCTCAGGCGGTGTAGCAGGGGGCACCTTCTAGTGACTAAAAAGGTTTTTTCACTAGACACCCGACCCGGCATTCAGCGGGACGGTACTATTTTTGACAAAGAGTTCTATACCGATGGAAGGTGGGTGCGTTTTCAGAAGTTCGGCGGTGATCTTGCACGGCCTCGTAAGATGGGCGGCTATCGTGAAATCGTAAACAGTCTTGCCGGACCCTCACGCGGTGTTTTTGTAGTGGTTAGGAGCCTCTACAACAATGTCTACAGCGGTTACAGCGATGGTCTTCAGGTTGTGCCAATTGATAATAACGGTGTTGGCTCAGGCATTCAGGACTACAATTTCGGCGGTCCGATTGCAACGCTTTCTATTGTTAATCCTGGGTCTGCATACACAAACGGCACTTATACGAATGTGCCTTTGAGCTATACCACTTCGGGTACAGGTATTGCAGCGCGTGCCACGATAACAGTGGCTGCTGGTGTTATTTCAGCAGCAACGATTACAGGTCCTGGCATTCGTTATGTTGCAGGCGATTTGCTGACCACGGCTAACACGAATATTGGTGGCACTGGTTCAGGTCTTGTCTTGCAGGTTGCAACGATTGACTCGCCTTTTATAGCTTCGGATCTAAACTCATGGCAGTTTGACACGTTCACCGATACGATTGGTTATCAAACCAATTTACTGCTTGCTCATCCATCTCAAGATCTTCAAGATATTGACAATGAAACCAATACCAGGCTTTTGTGTGGTCCATTAACAGGCACAACCTTATGGGCTGCAGGACTCTTTGCGATTGATAATTGTGTTGTCACAAACGCCTCAACCACGGTAACACTTGCAGCGTTAGATCTGAAGATTGCAGCAGGGCAAGTTGTTAAAGGTTACGGCATCCCTGCTGGCACTACAGTGGTATCTGTCGTGGCTACCACAGTGACATTAAGCCAAGCGGCAACGGCTTCAAGTACAACGTCATTGACGTTTGATAATGAAGTATCTATCTCAGGCGGTGTGGTTGCGCTGCACCCTTATGTATTTGTTTACGGCAATGACGGGTTGATTTGGAATTGCTCTGCCGGAGACATTGATGATTGGGTCTCAGCAGACGCTAATCGGGTCAATGCAGCCACAGGGAAGATCCTGCAAGGTTTGCCGGTGCGCGGTGGTTCCAATTCACCGAGCGGTCTTTTTTGGTCATTAGATAGCCTAGTGCGAGTGTCTTATGCTCCCCAATCATTAGGGATTGCAGGAACGGGTAATTTTGCTGCTACGACTTACTGGCGTTACGACATCATTACGAGTCAGTCATCATTTCTTTCGTCATCAGCAGTGATTGAGTATGACGGTATTTATTACTGGACGGGTGTTGATCGGTTCCTGTTATACAATGGGGTTACAAAAGAGATTCCCAATACGTTCAATCAGAATCATTTCTTTGACAATCTAAATTACAATCAACGCCAGAAAGTTTGGGCGACTAAAGTGCCGCGCTTTGGCGAGGTTTGGTGGTTTTATCCTCGGGGTGATGCTACCGAATGTACGGATGCGGTGATTTACAACATTCGCGATAACACTTGGTATGACACAGGCGAAGCCTTGGGGTCACAACGCTCGGCAGGTTATTTCAGTCAGGTATTCCGATTCCCTATACAGGCAGGCTACGAAGTCAATACAGCCGATGCTATTAACCTGGTGAGCATCAGCGATGCCGGTTCAGGTTATGCAGATGGAACTTATGCCTATCAAACCCTCACAGGAGGCACAGGATCAGGTGCCACAGCAACAGTTGTAGTGATCAATGGTAAGGCAGCCCAAATCACGATAAACGATCGTGGCAGTGGCTATGTCGTGGGTGATACGTTAACCGCAACACTTGATGGTGTGGGCATTGATTTTGAAATAACGGTTGACACCCTGATGCAGCAAGTTTCGTTGTGGGAACATGAGATCGGTAAAGACCTCATCAAAGGCACGACGGTACTGGCTATTGAATCTTATTTCACGACTTCAGACCTAGGTGTGGTGGCTGGAGGACCTGCAACCTTTTCGCCTGTCGGTGAAAACAAATGGACGCGGATTGAGCGCGTTGAGCCGAACTTTGTTCAAAGTGGTGACATTGACCTTTACGTGGTGGGTCGCCCTTATGCCGATGAAGTTGACCAGGTGACGGGACCGTATACGTTCTCGCCCACAACGGGCAAGGTGGATATGAAAGAGCAGCGGCGAATCTTGCGTTTGAAGTTTGTGTCTAACGTAGCAGGAGGCGACTACGTAACAGGCAAGATCATGGTTGGTGCAGATACCGGAGACGTTCGAGGATATTCAACATGAGCGTTGCGCTGATCTATGATCCTCGGTATCACACTTTTGAGTCTTGGGCCTCGCTCATGTGTGAGCTTTATGCTTCAAATCAATTGCAAGTGCCTATTCTTGACATTGAGTGGCAGTCTTGGGCTGCTGGACTCAAAGCAATTGATGTGTTTGCCAACGAAGCCATCCCTGAGCCTTATCAGTTTGACGACTGGCAAGAGTGGGCGATGGCTGTCGTTGGTGCTGTAAACCCGAGGACAAATTAGTTATGGCTGTCTCATACGAAGATATTGCAGCATATATTTCTAATGTATTGGCGGGAGAAGGCTCGGATGCGGATAAGGCGGCAACTATCAATGATGCTGCAGCGCAGTATGGCGTTAGTCAGGCAGACATAGCAGCCGCTACAGGTTATGATCCTGACGTAGTTTCATCGTATCTTGGTCCTTCGGGAGATTCATCGCCTTTATCCAGCGTGGGTGATGCGCCATCAGGTGGTGGTGCTTTATCTAATGTTGTAGACACGGCATTAAGCGATACATCGTTTGTTGATAACAGTCCATTATCAAGTGTATTTACCGGGCCATCACCAGAAGACCTTCGTACAGCAGCGCTTAATGCACAGTGGGAAGCGCAACAGGCCCGTGATACCAATATAAACACGTTCATACAGGGCGTACTTAACAATCCAAATCTAGATGATTATCAAAGAGCACTAGCAATCAATCAGTCTGGTATAGGCACGCGAGAAGAAATTGCATCGGCAACAAGGTCCAGTTTGGCTGATGTCAACAAGTTTTTAGATCAAAAGGCTCCAGATACGTTTGAGAAACCATCAATTGATGCTGGCAGATCAACCATAGATACTAGCCAATCACTAGCGGGTCAATCACTAGCGGGTCAAACAGCCACATACGATTCACGGCCACATTTTTACGACGCAACGCTTGACACAGCTTACTGGGACAGTCAACTTGGCCAACTTCAGCAGCAAGTCAATTCGTTTAGAGCATCAGGAGCAACAGAACAAGAAGTCAAAGCACAGCTTTGGAATATAACTGGCTCACGCGAAGCTGCTGATTACATAGCAGGTAAAACTCTTGCTCCTACGGGTAGCATCACTGATAACTTTACTTCGTATGTCACGCCAAAAACTATAGACGGGCAGCAATATCAAGTCTTAGACATATCAAAAGTTCTTGATTACGCAGAGCAAAACAATCTCCCGCTTACAACGGTTGTCAAAGAGTTGTCAGCACAGTTTCCTAACTTAAAAGCATCCGATTTACAGTATGAAAAAGATCGGCAAGCCGATGCTAGTTTCATAAAAACAGATCCAAATGATGCAACTAAATCAACGCTGTCATACACAGATGCGTTAACCGCAGCACTACAACAAGGTGTTTCAGTTGATAACCTAGCTAAGTTCTTTGGCCAGACACCGCAGCAATTTACACAGACTGTCAAAGATAACTTAGGAACATTTGCATCAACACTTAAGGATGCCAAGCTAGACCCAGTAACTGGCTTGAAAAGCCTATTAGGGATAGAGGCAGGAGACACTACAAAAGCGCTGCAAGAAAAGGCAATACAAAATGACTTTGCGACTTTTGCAAGCGGGTTCAACAAAGACAACCCATTAACTTATCAAAAACTTGGCGACTACCTCGACCAGAAAAACATAAGCATGCAACAAGCCAAAGACTTGTTGGGCTTTGCGCCTAGTGAACTGGCAACATTTAGATTCACGCCAGAACAGCGAGATGTCAGACAGGCTTATGACACATACACAACGCAATTCAACAAAGACAATCCGCAAACCATACAAGACCTAGCAAATTTTGCGACCGCTAATAAGTTAGACGCTTATCAGGCGGCAGTAGCCCTTGGCTTAAGTGACGCAACAACAGCGGCCTTAAACAATGAGTTGAAATTTTCTCCGCAAGAAAGGGCTTGGCGTGAGGCGGCTCAAACCTCAACAGCGCCGATCACATTCAAACAAGCAAGTGATTTTCAACTAGCTAATAAGCTCTCAGATGCCGATATGGAAAGGATATTTAATATTCCTACGGCTAACCTTGAGCAGTATCGTGCAACGAGCGCTATTCAGTCTTCAATTGGAAACTACGTTGACCCAATTAGTGGCAAAGATTACACCCCGCAACTTACAAAATATGTGAGCGATGCCCTCAAAGACTTAGGCATTAGCGGAACAGATCAAATTGAAGCAAGGGTTATTCCTGGTACGGCAGGCGGGTATACCTATCAAGAC